ATTACTTGCTAGATCACTAGCTAAGTTACCACCAAGAGATGGTGCCGGAATAGCTTCAAGCTGTATTGTACCACCCGTACCGTCATATGTCAATACATGATTATCTGTTAATGAACCTTGATCTGCATCAAAATGGAAAACACCAAGATGAATATTGCCTGTTCCATGTGGATCAATAATAACATTGCCGTTAGTATCTGTGCTTGAAATGGTATTACCATTAATATTAATATTATCTACATCAACTGCAGTGAAAGCTCCTGTTGATGCAGAGTTAGCACCTACAGGTGTTCCATCAATAGCACCACCACCAATGTCAACTTTGTCCATGACAACTGTGCCAGAACCGTTAGGTGTTATAGAAATATTACCATTGGCTGCATCAGCAATAGTGATTACACCAGAGTTTGTACCTGCATTAGTGCTAAGTGTTAAGTCACCTGTGCCGTTTGTTGTAATAGTTGCATCAGCATTGCTATCACCTACACGTACTGTATCCGCATCTAGTTGAACATCACCTGTTCCGTGTGGAGCAATTACTACATTACCATTAGTGTCTGTGCTGCTAATAGTATTGCCATCAATTGTTATATTGTCGATGTCCACTTGTGTGTCCATAACAATAGTACCATCAGACTTAATACGCATACGTTCTGTTGCGGCTGCTGATGTATTTGTCTTAAATACAAGGGCTGTCGAGTTATTGTCAGAAGCAAAAGTATCCTCTGCTACAGCTTCAATTGCTGCACCATCAAGAATAGCGTCTACGCCACTTCCCTCAACAGGAGCATTAAAAGTAATCTTACCTAATACATTACCAGACTCAACTGATGTATCGCCCGTTTGCAAGTTAAGTTCAAACCCAGAAGCTGCTCTAGCTTGTATACCTAAGTTGTGTTCGTGAGTAAGAGTTACATCACTATCAGCACCAAAATTAATTACTGCACTATCCGACAATAATTTAATATCATTACCTAATACAGCGTCTTTAACAATAGACAAACCACCATCAGTTTGAAGTGAACCATCAGTTGTACTTGTTGCCTCAGTCGCATCATCAGTTTTTAGAATACCACTAAATGTTCCTGCTGTACCATTCAATTGTTGTGTAAGAGTAAGCTGTCCATTAGCGGCAATTGTAATTGCATCAATATCGCTTGTGGAACCAATAGTTTTTCCATCACCTATTATTATATCATCAGTAAAGGTTGCAATTCCAGTTATTGCTGCAGTGCCACTAATCTCTACGTTACCATTAATGTCAATTAGGGTTGAGTTTAACTCGATTTCATCGTCAGCGTTAATATCCAAGTCACCATCAGCCGGAGAACCAATATTAATTGCAGAGTCACGGAACTGAACTACCATTGCAGCGTTGACTAATAATCCTGTATCCGCAACGTGAGTCAGAGTTACATCTGTGTCTGCTCCAAATCCAAGAACGGCAGCATCAGACTTTAGTGTTAAGTCATCCCCAACAGTTGCATCAGCGGATATTTCCACTAGGGCAGTCGTTATTTCTACTTCTGTATCTGCAGCAATATCAAGTTGACCATCCGTGCTAGAGTTTATGCTTAGTGCAGTATCTCTAAACTGTATGGCTTTGTCTGTATCAACTAATATAGTCTCACCAAGACCATCAATGTACCCTTTACCATGAAGATATAAATCTTTAAACTGTAATGACGTTGTACCTATATCTAACGTATTATCTGTCTTTGGTTTTATTTCCGTTGAACTGGCTACAAAATCTTGTACCGGGCCAAGCACAGTAACAGGCCCACCTTCACTGGCTGTGCCATCATGTGTATGTCCACTTGTAGCATTAAAGGCTGACTCAATAGCGTCATATTCGCCATCAAAGTCAGCAGCATTAATTACGTTTCCATCAGCAATATTATTACTGGAGTCGTTTCTGGTATATCCTGTTCCCATAGTTTTACCTTCTTGCGTTAGTGGCGTATTCTACTGTTAATGCGTCAAGTGAAAATGGCGGTGCTTGCGTACTAGAATCAAATAAGAAAGATACCGCAAAACCTGATCCTACAACTTGACTTTCAAATAATTTAACCAATTTAGCACCATATGAAGTTGTTCCAAATACTCCTGATCCAAAAAATCCAACTGTACCCTGTGTGTTTTGTATGTTAATTGGGGCTGGTTGTATAATTCCTGATTGGTCAAAGTCAAGTTTTAAACTTAGATCAAATGAAATACTGCCCTGTGGATCAGTATACAAAAACAACTTATAAAATGTTTTTCTTACTCGTGGGTCTTCGATAGGTATAAAAGGCGTTGCAAAAGATATAGTAATTGCATTGCCACCAAAGTCACTACCAGATTCCATTTGATACAAATAACCATCATTGTCTGCAAATACTACAACTTCAGCATCAAGATGATAATTACTGTCTGCTACATATGCCCGTATGCCTCTAGTTTCCGCATATTGCATATTGGAACCACCCTGTTCCGCAAACTGCACTGCTAAAATACCTTGAGCATTTTCACGAGTAATATTATTATTATATCCAAATATTCTATACTGAGATTTTTCACGTATAACACAACTAGTAAAGTTTGTATTGGCAGCGATAAAGTCCGTTAAGTTATTCTGTATTGTTTTTGATACTACGCCTAATCCAAAGTCACCTATACGATCTGTTGCGCTTAGTAGTCGTAATCCATCTGGTGCTAAAAACATTATGTCACCACCCACTTCTTGGATAGTGTCACTTTCAATACAACCTATGTCATTAGTAACAGGTTGTAATGTAAAATCTGCAATAGTATTTCCAACTAGTCTTACTATAGATGTTTCTGTAAAAATAATTAATTGGTCACGAAAAACTTCTAGTCCAGAAATAGGGGAACCTATGTTTATAGAACCTGCGCCGTTAGCTACTGAAAAATCGCTATCGGTATAAGGAGCAGTAAAATTAAGTATAGTTCCCTTACCAAAGAATAAAGCATTTTTAAAATTACTTACAAAAGATGCAGCCTTTACATCTGCAGGAGCATCATTTAAAACTGTAAACACACTACTATTATATATAGCAGGGGCATTTGCCCCATCAACCAATACTATTTTTTGAGTACCGTCATAGTTATACTTTGCAAAACGTGTTCTTGTAGCACCTTCTCTGCTTGTAGATATAAAAGTAATAGCAGCGTTATCAGCAGGACTAGACGCTAAAGCGGGGTCTATGTTTACAGTAGCACCACCAGAAGATACTGTGGCGGTTGAAGTTACTGTATATACTTTTGCAACTCCGGCTATAGTAAACTGGTCTTGTGCCTGTGGTGCTGCAGTCAAGCCATCCATTGCAATTGATGAACCTGTTTGACTTGCGCCATTTACTAAAGCAGTTCCATAATTAGGAACATTTATTTTTGTAAAGCCTGTACCTGTAGTGCTATAGATGTCTGCATTCTTAGCAATAATAGCTTGGCTTTCCCAACTAGCCACGCCAAGAGCAAGATAGTTTAATGTTGTGGATACAAACGTAATATCATCTTGATCCGATGGATTAACCACCATTGTTTGGGATAATGTAAGTGTGGCTCTATTTGTAGCTGCTGCAAAAGTAACACCACCTGCAGCTATCGTGTATCTAAAACTTAATACTGCATTATCTGCTGGTGTAGCAGCTAAAGCTGAACTAAGAGTTAAAGTTGACTCCGTTGAACTTAAAGCTGTTGCACTACTAATAGTATATACAGTAGAGTCACCTGCTATTGTAAATGTATCATTAGCAGAAGGTCTTACATCTAATCCATCTACAACTAATGTAGTTCCAGACTGAGAAGCCCCGTCTACTAATCCACCTGTAAAAGTTAATACATCTCCTGCTATTGGTGTTGTGTGTATATTAGCTATTGTAAGAGATGTACCACTCTGACTAGCCCCGTGTACTTTAGGCGCACCATAGGGTGGTATAATATTACTGTCGTATTTGTCGTATCCTTCAACTCTACGATAACCACCCTGCACAGATGGTTCAAAGTTTCTCAATATACGTGCGCTACCCGGTGCGTTAAGACCTTGCTGTAATGGAGAAAGGTTACTTAATAATCCACCACGAAACTCAACGGCGTAAGTTTTCCATGCATCAGCCAAACTACTACCCCTAGTTTTGCGTAATCATGTATGAACGTACATATGGTGTACGATTAATTAACATTGAACGCATGTACTTAATACCCTCATCAAATTTTTCTTTCATTACTAGCGCATCTTGTGTATTACCTCTAAATAAATAAGCATAGTGCATTGCACCGTCTGTAATAACATGAGCAAATCTATCGGGTATAACAATTACATCGTTGTGTGCAGATAAGTCTGCAGTAAAATTAAAATACTCATATACTAAAATGTAAGCAGCGTCAGGCTCTGGAGTAAGAACAAACTCAAGAGATGGCGCATGTATTACACGAGTAGGTACGCCCTGAAAACTAGAACTATTATATTCTTGCGCTACAAATTTATCTAAATATTCTTCATAAGCCATAGGCAATATACGTGTAGTAGCGTTGCCTAAAGTTGAATCTTCTTTAATTCTAAAAGTATCAAAATTAATAACTTTACAATCCGTTGGAAAAGCATAGCGGCTAGTATTAGCCGTTAAAGTTTGTGTTTTAGTAGTATGATTAAAAGGCCACTCAAATTCAGATTGATTAATATATCTAATAGATGCGTTAACTGCATCTCTAGCGTGTGCATAAAAACCTGTTGCAGATGCAAAATTAGTAGAAGTTAATTCAACTTCATTTAAGCGTCTGTTTACTTGATTTACTAATTGTAAAAATGTTGTAGCCATTTACAGTTCCTTAATAGAAGTGAGGGGGCAAGTTGCCCTGCCCCATCACCTATTTAGTTAGATTTGGTCACGGGAAACTTCAGCAGCTTCCATTTCACCAAGTGAGCTTACATCCATCATTACGGCGAAAACACGAATTTCACCAGCAGTAAAAGATGCGCCACCACCCGCAAGGGTAAGGTCCAGAGTATCCGCAGAACCGATAACAAGATCAGCAGAGACAGTTACGCTAGGTGCATAAGCACCATCAGCAGCACCATCAATGTCAAACGCTGTTACGTATTCATCGGCATCTGCACCCGTGCCAAGAGCAGCGGTTGCGTCAGTACCAGAGTTCTGAGTTGCACTGGAAGTTACCTGAAAACCAGCAGCAATAATCTTGGTGTTCGCAGGAACAGTGATACACTGTACTACGTCACCGTTTGGATTAATGCTGTTAGCAGTAAGGTCAATGACCTGCTCAACCATGTATGGATTGCGTCCACGCTGGGAATTACCCATAGCAGGAGCAAGAGTAGCAGTAATTGTAGCCATGATTATCTCCCCTTATGCTAAATGGTAAATGGCGTTAACAAGAGCTTCAGGACGAAGAATCTTGCGACCATACAAATGCATACCCCGAACAATGTCGGCGAAGCTATCAGGATCACGGTAAGTTTCAGTCTTATTAATCTGCTCTGCAGTAGCAACAGCAGATGAATGTCCTGCAACAATCACACCATAGTTGGATGAACTGTTTGTGCCAGCGAATGACGAGCCAGTACCAACTGAAGGTAGGTTGTTAGACTGATAAACTTGGAAGCCGTGGATTTGTGTGGAGACTTGACCGTTTTGCAGTCCACCGCCACCAAAATCAGCATTGAACAAACGAGAATCTTCGTCTTTCAATACTTCCATAAATACTGGATCAAGGATCAACCAACGACCTTGTGAGTCCACGTTCTGCTGGTCAAGAAGACGAGCCATACGTGCAATCAAAGTCAGTGGGTGAGTGTCACCAGCAGCAGGAGTTGCGTCAGTTGCACCACCAGTACGAGGGGCGATAGCAATAGCGTCACCTGCAGAACCTGCAGAACCTGCACCATCAGTAAAGTCTGATGCGTCCAGTTTCATGCTTGCAAGCAATTCGTCTGTACCAGCAGTTG